AGTAACTTAAGGAGTAATATGGCTATATCTAGATACGATGGATTTAGAACAGTTAGAGATGAAGCAAAAGGAGTGCTACGTCTTGAGACATTTCCTACTGTAAGAGCAAGTGAAATAGAAGACCCGAATAATGATATAATAATTGAGTACAGAGATGGTGATAGACTCGATAAAATAGCTTTTGACTATTTGGGCGATGGTAGATATTGGTGGGCAATTTGTTTACTCAATGATTTAAGCTTGCCATTCGGTGGTCTTTTAGAGCCAGGAACTAGATTAAGAATACCAACAAATATTAGTAGTATTTCTAATTACATAAAAAACAAATTGGATAGCAAAGAATGAGTGATCTATATGCTGTAACAAACGAAGTTATAAAAGGTTGGAATGAGAAACGCGCACTTTCAAATTTAGATTTATCTGGGTTAACTCCTTTTGTGAATCTAATATCTATACTAGACAGTGACACAGCTAGCAGTATGGGAGAAGACGCTAGCAAATTTAGAAATGTAATTAATTTAGATCTTGTCAATGATGATTCTAACTTACTTGGTGCAGCTGATCAAACTACTACACTTGCTACACCTCTTGCAACATTGGACATTCAATCGGGCAGAGACAATGATGTTGTAGGTATCGAATCATTAGATATTACAAGAGGAACAGAAGAAGCATTTAATGTAAGATATGAGTTGAAATTAACAATTATGGATCCTGAAGTTTTCAATAGAAGACCAGAATATTCAACTCTCATATTTTTGAATGCTCCATTTCTTTTGATATATGGTTGGACAGGTGGTAGGGACTTTGTTGGGCCGCCTGTATTGGAAAACACTAATCAGAATCTGCTAAAAATAGATCTTAAAAGTAAAAATAAAGGTTATTGGAAAGCAGAAATATGTAAATTATATAAATTTGATTTTAGTTTCAATGAAATAGGGCAAGTGGCTGTCACTATTAATTTGGCATCACCACACAATTCATTGCTTACATTTTTGAAAATTGCTGGTATATCTTATGAAGTAAAAGATATTCTCGAAAAACAAACAGATGTGGCTAAACTCCTCTTAGATACAGCAACAAGAAGTAATACTATTGTAAGATTAGATGACACACTAGGCAATGTAAAAAGTTTGTTAGAAACAAACCCAAATTTAAAGAAAGCAACGATAGATGCTACTGTTCCAGTTCCTACGCCACCAGCAAATAATTCTTTAAACTTAGGTGATTTAGGTGATGCTGAAATTGATCAATATGAAGAAGGGCAAAAGATATTAGAAGAACAAGGTTCTGAAGCTTTCATGAGATGGACTAATGAGCAACCTATTCGAAATGCTAATCCCAGAGATGACTTATCAGCTGGTCAGCAAAAAACTCCAGCAGTACCTGAGCAGAAAACTGCTGAAGAGCCACAATATTTCTATTTAGGCTGGGTATTAGAATTAGTTAAATATGCTGTTCATCAAAATTCAAATTCAGAAGCTTTAGATTTCAAATATGAGGATATACCGAATAACACATCTATAGTAAACATATACAACAAGTTTTATAAATCAGTGACAGACAATCAAAATATAGTGTTTGCTGAAACATTGACTAATGTGTTTGAAATACCAGTAGATTACAATCTAGTAGTTGGTGAAGAGGGTTTGTTTACCCCAAGTAATATGTCGATAATAGAATTCATAAGAACAGTAGTAGAAAGCCATGCATTGTCAAATGAAATAAAGTTGGGTGTAAAAGTTAAAGATGGAGCTACTCACATATTTGTTGCTAGTGCAACAGTTGATGATATAGAAACTGAAATAGAAAACAACATCAAGTTTGCAGAAACATCTGATAAAGCAATGGTGATAAATTTTGGAACAAATGATTCATTGTGTGAAAATCTCGATCTTACTTCCAAAATGGACTCTTTAGGTTTTGAAGTATATAGCTCCCCAATATTAGCTGCTGGTGTTAAAGACATAACAGTTGAAGATTTTATCCGAGAAATTAATAAAGTAGACACTAGATTGGGAGCTAGTGCAAGAAGAATAAGAGATGAAGGTGCAACTGTAGAAGGATATAAAGTCGATGCTTCTTCTATTGCAAACAAATTGATGCAACAAGATTCACAAAATTATATGAGAATTGCAAGAGCATTGAGTAATGAATTTGATTTGACCTGGAAGTTGCTAGGGCATTATTTGAAAAGGACGACTATACAAATACATGGGACAGCTGGAATAAATGCATATAACTATGTCGTTGTTAGAGGTGTTATAGAAAGGTTACATGGAATATATAATATCACACAAGTCACTGATCAAATAACACCAACTTCTTATACAACAATTTTAGAAGCAGTACTTAGAAAATCATTTGACGAAAAAGAATGAATAAGTTTATAAAAGTTTGTATAATGTATTATAATTTACAATGTATAACTAGTCTTTAATAAGAAAGGTAAGTAATGAAAAAAAAGAAATACTTTGGTGCTGAAGAAGAACAAGCAGTAAAGGATTATATACATTGTGAAAGTATTGATGAGCGAAACAATTTGTTTACAATTTTAATAAGACCTGCATTTAATGAATTAATTGAAAACATATTTTTCACTTATAATTTTAATACAACATTGGGCTCTCTTGAAGACATAAGAGATGAGCTTATGATACATCTATTTGAAAGGATTGACAAATTTGATGTTACAAGAGGGACTAAAGCATTTTCGTTTTTTGGAACAGTTACTAAGAACTGGCTCATACAGAAATCTAATCAAGCAAAGAAGAGAGTTTCAATAGATGAGGATGAGAAAGTCGACCTCATAAAAACTCTCAGTATAAATGAGTATACTAAGGATGTTAAGAATGAAGAAGACGCTGAATTCATAAACTTTCTTAGAAATTCTCTGTCATCTGCTTATGAGAATAAAACAAATCTAAATGAAGATGACAAATCAGTTCTTTCAATTGTGGTCAACCTCCTTGAAAATTACAATATGTTTAATATTTATAATAAGAAGCAGGTCTATGTATATATAAGAGAAGGTACTGGACTGCAATCGAAAAAGATTACAAGAACTCTTCAAAAAGTTCGAATGTTGTATCAAGCAACAAAAAAAGAGTTCTATGAAACTAGAGATATTTAATGAACAGGCCTCCAAGCTTAGATAATATAGTCACCCCATCCAGACGATTTGTAAAAAAGACCATGGAAGCTGCAGAAGGATGGAAAACTAACAAAGATCAGATATTTATTCTGAGCAGAGCTATAGTTTTAGGGGTGGATCTATCTATTGACAAAGGTGCTGCTTCACCAGTAACCCCTCCTGGAAGTTTATTTGTCAAAGTAATTGGAGAGGATCAATCTAGCAAAAATCCTGTAGCTGACAAAAACAAATGGGCAATACCTCTATTTACATTCCATAATATATCAATACCAGAAATTGGAGAAGAAGTTTGGGTAACTAGAGAGACAGATGTATGGGGTTCTCAACTTTATTGGATAAACAGAGTAACAGATTCTAGTTACATAAATAAAGTATTAGCAAGAGAAGATAGAGCTCTACAGCCTGGCTTGTATAGATATCAATTAAATTTCAGAGTTGAAGACATAGCTGAAGAAGTAACACAAACAAAAGCAGCTGTATTTTCAATTCCATTCAGACCTGGTGATGTTATTCAGCAAGGTAGAAGTGATAGTTTCATAAGGCATTCATTTAACCCCGTCAATCAAGAGGGAGTTTTAGAAAGTGGTATAAAAGAAAGAACAAGATATGAAAGACTCCCTGGAACAACTATCGGAAAAACCAAGACAAAGAATTTACAAGTAGGTAAAGCAAATCTTAGTGATGTCTCTGTAAAAACTATTGAAAATGACAATGGTGATTCAAAAGATAGAAGTTATTTCTACAATGAAGCTGAAGTGTTAGCTAACGTATCAACCTTACCAGATTCATCTGATACATTAGATAGACAAGTTCTCGGTGATAAGCTAAATGAATGGCTAGATACAATGAGCATAAAACTTGCTCAGTTAGTTAATGTAGCTGGTGATGTAATTGCAATTTCAACAACACAACAAACAGTCCCTGCTTTCAAAAGTGTTCAGAAAGTAAGTATTAAGTTAGGGGAAGAAGCAGTAAGTTTTGATGTTGTTGTAGATATACCAGAAACAAAGACAATCATAGATGACATGAGTATTCTTAATGCAAGGAATGCTGCTGGTAATATTGAAACTATAGCACAAGATATCAATAAACTACGTGAAACTATAAATGATCACCTTAGCAATCATCAATACATTAATTGAGAAATTCTAATGGCTAAAACAATAAACTTGAAATTTCCTCTAAGAAAATTTGATAGAGGTTTCTTTATGGCAAATGACACTACATTAGATGCTGTCAAAGAAGACATGAAAGTGTTGCTGCTTACTATGAAAGGTGAAAGAGTAATTAATGTAGATCTTGGTACAAACATTCCAGTATTTGATGGCATATTATTCGAACAAATTGATAGAACTGAAATGAAAGTTATTGTTAGAAATGAAATAACAAGTGCTCTAGAAAAATGGATGCCAAATGTAATATTAAGTGACATAGCAGTTCTAACTAGAGATGAAGATGCTAGTTTGAGCTATTCACAGGTGAGAGTTAGGATGGAATACAAACTTAAAAATGCTGAATCTGCTACAGATTCTGTACAATTTACTATTGGATAGAGAGAGTAAATGGCAACTACATCTTTAAAAGAAGTGCGAAACATAAATTATTTGAGTAAAGACTTTGACTCAATAAAACAAGATCTAATAAATTTCTTACAACAGAATTTCCCAGATGAATGGCAAGACTTCAATGAAGCTTCAGGTGGTATGGCACTCCTTGAAATGATTGCCTATGTTGGAGATTTAATGTCGTTCTATATTGATAGACAAGCAAATGAAACGTTTATCAATAGAGCTGTTGAAAGAAAAAATATAATGGGATTGTCTAAAACCCTTGGAAGGAAACCAAAGTTTGTAACTCCTGCAGTTGTCAATCTATCAGTAAGCTCAGTTATGACGCAAGCAAGTTCTGCTACTTCACTTTTCGTACTAAATAAGGGTACAAGAGTTGTTTCTAATCTAGACTCTAGTGTTTCTTTTGAGATAATAGAAGATGTTGATTTTTCTGTCACAGCTAATAGATCAGTTACATCTGATGGAACATTCACAACAGCTTCTATTTCAAGTGTCTCTGCTGTTGCAGGTAGAACTAGAACATTCAATTACACAGTTGGACAGCCCACTAAGTACTTAAAGATTACATTACCCGATCAAGATATAACAGAGATTGTTTCATTGACTAGCTCAGATGGTAATGAATGGTTTGAAACTGAGTACTTGGCACAGGATACAGTGTTCATTGGTGAAAACAATAACACATCATCCTCAGCAACAGTTCCTTATGTAATGAAGATGAAGAGAGTTCCTAGAAGATTTGTTGTTGAAAGAGAACCGGGTGATCTAACTTCAATTAGATTTGGCTCTGGTAAGTTAACACTAGAAGACTCTGAAGTGGTACCAAACCCAGAAGACTTTGTATTGCCTCCTACGTTAAGAGGTTCAGCATCTAGTTTCTCTCCTACAACTATAAATTCAGCAACGTTCTTGGATACTAAAACTTTGGGCATTGCTCCTGCAGACGTTTCTCTTGATGTGACATATAGATATGGAGGAGGAATAACTACTAATGTTGGTTCTAATTTGCTTACTGAAATTAGAGAAAGAAGTATGACATTTAAAACACCGAATTTTGAAACTCTATATCCTTCTGAAACAGAAACGATCAGAGTTAATTTGTCAACTTCAAATGAAAAACAAGCAACAGGTGGTCATGAAAGAGAAACCAATGAAGAGATGAGTGAGAATGCACTTGCTTTCTTTGGAGCACAAAATAGAGCTGTTACATTACAAGATTATCAGATCATAACAATGAGTATGCCATCTAAATTTGGGACAGTATATAGAACTTATGCTAGAAAAGATCCATCAAACAAATTGGGAGTTGAGATCTTTCTTGCTGCAAAGGATTCAGATGGATACGTTATAGCCCCTCAAGCAGTACTCAAAAATAACATTGAAACATATCTAAGTAGATTCAAATCGTTTTCTGATTCTATAAAACTAACTGATGGAAAGATTGTAAACTTAAAAGTTGATTTCTCTATAGTGCCAGAGCCTAATAGTAATGCTAATGAAGCATTGCTTGAAGCATTCTATATTTTGAAGAGAGAACTTGATAGCCAGAACTCTAACTTTGGTGACATAATAGTTCTATCTGATATTGAAAGTAAGTTACAGAGTGTTGACAAAATCAAAGCAGTATCCTCATTCAATATAACAAATATCAGGAACACAGTTGACGGTAGAACTTATTCAAATGTAGAGTTTAATGTAGAATCAAATACTAGAAACAAAATTATATATCTCCCAGAGGATTGTGTTTGGGAAATAAAATATCTAAACTTCGACATAGTTGGGAGAGCGATATAATGAAACTATCAGAAGCTAAATTAGAAACGTCATCTAAGAAAATTGATTCAATGATCACTCAGTTACGTATGATGGTTAAGAATGAAAGATCTATGCAACAGATGTCAACACAGATTCTTGTAAAGAAAGCAGCGAAGATGTTGGAGCTAGCTGTTGATGAAATAAAGAGCTATGAATAGAGATATCTAATGAAACTTCAAGAATTATTCGACAAACCACTTCCCTGGAAATGGCATGAAAAAAGAAAAGACTTTTGGGATGCTATGTTTGATGTTGATGGAAAAGAAGGATACATTGATTTCAAACAAGAACATCCAGGAGAATGGAGCATAGCTTTCGCAATTGATAGTGATGAAGAAGTATCAGGTGAAGGTGATGAATTTAAAGTGTTTGCAACTGTTATTGATATCATAAAAAACTTTATAAAGATACATAAACCAAAAAGACTTGAGTTTACTGCTAAAGAAAATAGCAGAATCAAGTTGTATAACAAATTTGTGAAAGTTATTGGCAGCAAGCTTGGATATAAAGCAAAAAGGTCAAAATACGGTGATTATATACTAGTGAGAAAATAGATGTTATTGAATGAAGTATTAAACAAACCATATAAATGGAAATTTCATAAGAAGTCAAAACGTGAATGGGGGATTCTATTCAAAACTGATGTGGGAGAGCAATATCATATAGTTTTGTTTTATAGTGCTGATGATGAAGCTTGGATGTTATCTTTCGGAAATGTAAGCGGATATGATGAACCAGAAGGAGTATTAAATACAGGCGACGAGTTCAGAGTATTCGCTACAGTTATTGCTGTAGTGACAGAATTTTTGAAAGAAATCGAGCCAGAGAGATTATATTTCACAGCTAAAGAAAAAAGTAGAAATAAATTGTATAGAAGATTAATTGACAAGTTTGCTAACAAAATGGGATATTATGCAACAAAACAACCAACTGGTGAATTTGAACTAGTGAGAAAATAGATGAGTCAGAAACGAGCATTCGGAAGTCAAGATACAAGTATATTCGAAAGAAGTCTGACATCAAACGTGGGCTTAGCACCAATATTGCAATTAGAGAATCTATTCGATACTGCTAAAGAACGTAAGCAGTTTTCAAGGATTCTAATGAAGTTCAATCTTTCGGCTATTACAGGTGACATAAGTGCAGGAAATCTCCCTGATCCTGCAACTGATTCTACTGTAACAACGTATCTATATGTGTATAATTGCAAACACGGTGATGAGCAAGCTACCTCTTTCAGCGTAAATGTCCATCCATTAACACAAGAATGGACTGAAGGAAATGGGTTAGACTTAGACGATTTAACAGAAACAGGCTATGCAAATGCTGTATCAGCTGATTCAACTAATGCTTGGACAACAACAGGTGGAACATTTGAAGTTGATGCTAACTCTGCAACTCAATCATTTGATCACGGTGAAGAAGACCTTAAGGTAAACATAACAAATCTATTCAACGAATGGTACGCCGGTAATACTGGTAACTTTGGTGTCATTCTCAAAATGACAGATACAGAAGAGATAAAGACTGGCTCAACATCAGCAAACAGTTTGTACTACAAGAAGTTCTACGGTAGAACAACAAATACTAGAAAGAGACCATACATTGCATTAGAATGGGACAACTCAATTAAAGATGATAGAAGTTCTATAGCATTTAACAGCACAGGTTTGTTGTGGTTCTATAATATTATAAATGGCCAGCTCCAGGATTTAAACTCAACAAGTGATTTTCCTGGTAATATTACGTTAAGTGGCTTAACATCATCTACACAAGGATCGGGTACAGCTGACAGTGGTACTTCTATTACAACGAATCTAACAGCTGCTAGACATTCTAAAGGGATATACAAATGTAACATTGGCACCTTGGCTCTAACCGCTAATACGTATACAGCATTCAAGGACAACTGGTTTGTTTCTGCTTCTCCTACAGCAAACTATACATTTGATTTTACAACAACTAATGCTAGTTCTGGATTTGATGAATTTCAAACATCATCTTATAAGATAGTTCTTAGAAATCTAAAGAACGAATATGAAGAAAACTCTAAAACTAGAATATTTGTAAACATAAAAGATGATTCTATCACTTGGGTACCAATGACAGCTGCAACTACAGCAACAAACACATTTACTTGCACTGATGCAACTTTTGAAATAAGAGAAGCTAATACGGATGAAGTTGAAATACCTGCTGAGAATTTGTCATACGATAAAAACGGGAACTTCTTTGTTATCGATACAACAAATCTATATACAGGATTCAAATACTATCCAGTGATTAAACTCAATATACGTGGTGAAACTATATATTTGAGAGATCAGAAGAAAAACTTTGAGATTATATAATGAGTAGAGCTACTCAAAAAGCTTTATCTAAACTAGAAAATGACGGTTATGTATTAGGGAAGAAACTAGGCAAAGGGTTTTTCGGTAGTGTCTTTGAAATTAAAGGAAATGCTAGTAGAGTTCTCAAAATTACTACAGACAAAGAAGAAGCAAAAGCAATGTCTTTAGTTAGAGACAACCCAAGCCCTTATATTGTCAAGGTGCACAAAGCCTGGCGCTATAAATCTATCAAAGGTGTTTACTTCATTGAAATAGACAAATTGAAGAAAATTGATGGTGAGAAAACAGATGAGATAATTGAGCAGAATTTCAACATGGGTACAAATAAGAAAAGAAGTGATATGCATCTTGAACTTACAAGCTACATAAATGGCACAAATTCAAAAGAAAACTTAGTTAAAACAAGAGCAACAATAAAACAGAACATGAGCAAAGATGCATTGAAACTATATGACGACTTGATGAAAGCTGCATTGCATATAAAGAAGATCGGTATACAAGGATGGGATTTACATGGCGGAAACGTTATGAAGAAGGGTAATAGATATGTTGCTATAGATTTAGGCGACAATCCATCAGCAGGTAAGATAACAGACGTTAGAGAGAATATATGCCAGAAGTAGGATATACATTTAATTCGCTGATTGAGTCACTATCAGGAATAGGATCGACTTCATCTAACTATGCTGACTTGGCATTAACAGGAAGCCAAGCAAGAGTTGTTCCAGCAGTAGATTATGGTAGATGGTCTAATCACGTATTCTTTGCTGACGCAATAAGAAAGTTCAGAAATTCATTAAGTAGAATTGAGAACATATATCCAATTGGATTGTCAGGTGGAGATGTCTCTTCGTTATGTGCAGAAAACGTATACAAAGTTGACCAATGGAAAAAAGAATCTTCAGGATTTGATTTGTGGTTACTAGATCAATTAAGTCTAACTAGTTCTATAACAGCTTCATCAACAAACCAATTAGGTGAAACTGTTAATTTAACATACATCATAAGAGATCAAAGCAATACTATAACTGGTTCGCAAACAGCAACTGTAAATTCTATTTCAGCTTCAGCTCATAACTTTGAAGAGCAAAACTACGAAATTGTACCACATAGTGCTGGCTCTGCAAACGATCATTATGCTTGGGCGGGGACTGCAGAGAGTTATGTAACAAGGACACCAAAGTTTAGAAACATGTTACCAGAAGTATTGTTCTATAACGATGAAAACTATCTTCTTGAAAAAACATTACAAGCATTTGCAGATAGTTTGGATGAAATAAAATCGTTTGTTGATCAGATGTCTTATTTGAAGCATACAAGCTATGAAGATCATGATAGAACACCAAACAAGTTCCTTCCTGTTCTGGCAAACCACTTCGGAATAAACCTATACCAATCAGCTGTAAATACTACACTGT